ATTCGAAGTGCCAGATTACGATGTTATCCAGGATACAGAATATGAAGATGGATGCGCATTTGCCGTAGATTATGACATTGCTCCTGACAAATTGGTTATTGAAAAAGAAGTATTTTAAAACATAAAGATCATGAAAACAAAAAAGGAAGTTATAGAATTTGTAAAGAGTGAATTGTCAAGCAATAACTCCTTAATATTAGCAACATTAGGCAGCGGTGGCTCCGGGCTTAATCTTATTCAGAATCAAGATGACGACATCATCAATAACTTCACCTCTGAATTAGAAGAATATTCATTTGATGGACTCGTGGATGCCTGTGATGATATTAGAAATTCTGAATATTACAATGAGAATTGCGAGGTATATCAATTTAGCGACAACAATAGATACTCAATACAAATTGTAACTTTTTAATCATGATAAGAAAAGAAATAGGCTCAAAAATAGTCCAGCTGCGAAAGGAAGCCGGGCTGTCACAGCGCGATCTGGCCGATAAAGCCGGTTTGACGCAAAACACCATCTACAAAATCGAAAATGGCAAATTTTCAGTTGGTATAGATGTTCTCGACAGAGTAGCTAAAGCCTTGAATCGAAAAATAGATATCGTTTAATCGGAGGGCGGAACCCCACCGAGGCAATCGGAGGGCGGAACCCCACCGAGGCAATCGGAGGGCGTGAGCAGAAAAAAATAAAGCCGGAGGTTATTCCGGCTTTTTATTTTTATTCAAAGGATCATGTTTATCGACATCTTCGACAAGGATATTATGCTCTGAAAAATATCGATCTCTCGTAAGAATTGCTATAACCTTCATGTAAGGGACGATATTAACACCCGTATTATAGGCATCTAATTTAATTTTATCTATTTCTTCTGGCTGCAAAAACTTTTCCGGATAAACCACAGCCTGTTGGATTAGAAATTCTTGTATATCATAAGGATTCTTATATTCCAACTTGTCTTCTATAAATTCGTCTATACGAAGCCAGTTCTTTTCAAACATTTCACCTACGCCTAACCTCTCCATCATCTCTCGACCTGCATCTGTTATAGATAAAGGGCTATGAGATTTTGTGTAAGGATCGATAATCAATTTATTCCCCTTTTGGGCTAATTGATCCATCGTTTTTTGGATAAATCCAAGAGTTGTTTCTATCCGCTCTATGGATCTACTTGTTTCATTGTGAGTTCTTGAATGTTGTTCAATTTCTTCTTTTCGTCTTTCGCAGGGAAGACTATCTACTTTTTTGCGGGTATCCTCCACTTTTGCATAATATACAGCAGCCTTCCATGAAAAATAGCCAGTAACACAAATAGCTGCTATCCAAGGAAAATTTTCAAGAAAATATGTAACTACTGTTTCAATCATATTCTTTATAGCTAGACTCCTTATACAACAAAAACAGCCTATAAAACCGAAAAGTTCTACAAGCTGTCAAATATCTCTATATAACAAAGCCTCTGCCAGGGCTGATTACCTAACGAGGCTCCTTATTCATTTTCACAGTGCAAAATTCGCTCTTTCATTCCAAATAGGCAAAAAATTTAACACTTTACTCATATATTTTATAGCATGTTAGATTGTTTGAGCTTCCATATTAGTAAAATATGGAAATAAAAACACCTAATTTATTCATCTAAGCTGATGATATCATGCAAAGCCATGACCTTATACGCGGCTGGCCTTCCTTGTGCCGTTAGGATCATGACATCAACATAGTATGCACTTTTTATAGGATTAATCTCAGACCTCAAAATCTCATCCTCTAAGACCTTAGAATCGAATAAAAGAGCTAAAGCCTTGCTTGATATAGCATCAATTATAGCCTTATTCCCCACACCCTCTCCTTTCCTTACTTGGTAAATGGACATTAATTGCTTCTTGTATACATCCCCATTGTCGGAAACAGACCTTATTTCTTTTTGTTCATAATCTGATTTGTTTTGTATGCCATTCCCCTCAATATAGTTAAATGTACACCCGCTATATAATATGGAGTCAACATTTCCACGTATAACCTGAACAGACATAACACCATTTCTGTCATTAGCTGGAACCGAAACCATGTCATGCACATTTCTTAGATCAGCAGGCGTTAACTCCGGCTTAAAGGAAGATCCCTTCACATAATAATCGTATATGCTTTTTATGTGTTTTGCAAAATCAAGAATCAAGTTCGAATTTTCCACAAAAGGGATAATACCCATAGTAGCCAATTCAACAAGGTGAATATCAATACTACCTTCAATGATTTTACTTACGTATAATTTGGCATTCGCCTCTTCTTTGGATTTCCCGTTTTTCTGGGCAAAAGACGCAAACAAAGCTCCAAAGGCATTCATCGTCTTTGTAAAGTCTGCGACTTCAACAGGCTGTGAGTTTGATATGCAAATATACTATTTTCCAATCAAATCACCTTCTCCCCTACATTCTGTATTCGCAGGTGTAGGACTTGCCGGAGTGGTGGTAGTGCCAGAGGAAGAGAGGCCGCTTCACTTTATCTATAATATTGCAACGGAGGCGCGTTTAAGTTGATCTCCAAGTTCGGATAAAGCAACAGAAAACACCTTCAATTCATCTGGGGTAAAATCAGCCGGCTTGCCGTTTACCATATTGCCGTTTATACGCTGGTACAACCATTGGCGAGACTTGCCAAAATAATGCTCTGCAATATATGACATAGAAGCAAATCCAAGTATATTGTCAAGTTTTTGTTTACGATCAATAATCTTTGAGATTTTTTTAGCTTCATCTATGGCCTCTTTTGCGCCTTCTCTATACGCCTGTGCGAACTCTTTCTTTTCTACCGAAGACAACGAAGCGAGAAAGGCTTTAAATCGCTTGTCATATTCTGCCTTTTGCTCTTTCGTATTTACCAAAGCAAAATCGGCCTTCCATCTCTTAAGTTCTAATTTCACGTCCATGATAGTGTTGTTTTTAGTTTCTTGAAAAAGGTAGCCCCACTATGGGGGACTACCGCTTTCTTTCAGCTTGTTTTTGGCATCAATCAAATCGTCTAACGCATCATTGACACTTCCTTCAAGCTCCTCGTCCGAAATCCAGTCGGTTTCCCGAATATCATCCCAGTAGAGGGAAAAGAAGCTAAGGTCTTTTTCCGCAGCTTCAATCCGAGCCTTTAGCTCTTCTTCGTCATCATACATTGTGCACTCTGTCTTATGACTATGCAAATATAATAACCTTTTGGTAATTATTCAATAATCGGGAAACTTTTTTAAGTTTTTCTTTGCCGTTTCAGAAGCCTGCGGAGTTCGGACATAAAAAAGCCCCGATAAAGAGACCGGGGCTATATGTTACATTTGAGTTATATTCTAAATTAGTATTTTTATTTTTTCTTATATTAAGTCTACCATTCTTCTTCCGTATATCCTTTGGCAGCTTCAGATATTTCTTTTATTGTATTATTTATATACGCCTCCAATTCTTCTACAAACTTTTTGTCTTTGACTTTTCCTTTATCATTAAATAAAGACGCACTCCCCATAAACTTGCCAATTCCTCCACTAAAATGGTATTCTGTCTTATCCTTACCTACGCCAGATGTTTTGTCCGCTTGCATTTTATTAATAACAGGAATATCAAACCTAATTCTATTATCTTTAAAATATACAACTAAATTCATGTCTATTTCCCCATAAACCTTCATGCCCATTACCTTCGACAATAAAAAAGCCTCACTATCAAAAGAATGTATATTTATCATTTCGCCTTCCATTTTATTAGCTACCGCATCAGGATTTTTATAATGGCTCAGGACATACGAGTTTACTCCTTTATATAAATCCATCGCAGTTTTACCTTCAATAGACACAACATAATAAGGTTTGCCATCCTCTGTTGTTAATCCATCCTTAGTTGCTTTAAACTGAGCACTAACATTAATAGACAAAAACAATGTTAGCATAAATAAAATCTTCTTCATGTTTCTTTAGTTTAAATTAATACAGGGCACTAAATTATGCAAAAAACAGAACTCAGCCCAAGCTATTCAACAAATTTTCTATATCTGAACGTGATTTTATTTCATAAATAGTCCCTTTTGCCTTAATGAAGCCGGAAATTTCGCTTTCTCCGGGGGATTCAGTGAACAGTTCCCATACTTCAACATTTAATAAATTTGCTATTTCTTGCAGTCGCTTCAAAGAAGGATTACCACTTTCTCCAATAGCTTTATACAATCCAACTTCTGTCATCCCTAATTCAGTCGCTAAATCTCTTCCAGTCCTCCCTCTCGCCTTTAATATTTCCTTTACTCTCAGTTTATACATAATATTCATATTTTTTTAAAAGCAAAAATACAAAACTATTCTATCAGTTTATATAAAAACTCAAAAATATACTACGAATTTATATTATTTAACACAAAACAATTGCACAACATAAACCAACAGTATATATTTGCATCAAATAACAACTATCAGTTTATAATTATGGAAGCACCGAAGTACAACAAAAGTAGAATCATGAAATCAGCTTGGTCAATGTTCAAGGCTGGCAAGAAGTACCGCAATCACGTATTGACGTTCGGAGAATGCCTTAAGGAGGCTTGGAAGGACGAAAGAAGTTCTTATGACAAGGCGATGAAGATGTACCAGCTTTTCAACTTGAATAAGAAGCAATGCGAAAGCCGGGATGCTAAACGCAATGTTGGTACTTGCTCTATGGCTTTCATGGCTAACACACTGACAAATTACTATGCCAACAATAGATATAATGGAGATTAATATTATGACAACATTAGACGTACTAAAAGGAATCCAGCGAATCATGATCGAGAAACTGATCGCAAAGAGTGACATTATAATATCTGTCTCTTCCCGGCCGGAAAGATCAGAGTTATCTATCTATGTGCAGAATACCGATTATGTAGTTCTGGCACATGAAATATTTATCGACGATACCGGGATAGACTTTAGAGAAGAAAACAAAGAAGCCTATGGTAGGATAATAGAAGCTATAGACAGGCAATGTAAAGTTGCCATAGCCGGATAACCTTAACTCAACAAAGAAGCATAAACCAAATATTAATACATATATAATTCGATGAAAACAAAAGTAGTTCTATTTGAAAAAGAAAATTTTGTAAATTTAGTTGCGGGAATAGAATTTATCCCTACATTTGCAGTGCTGAAAGTTGATGAGCTTAATCATCTCGCAGGGCAAGCGGTTAATTTGCTCAATTGTTTGTTGGGCATTTTTTATGTCCAAAATTTTGCTGGCGACATAAATGTCGGGAGCAAAGTTCATATAAGATATTGGCGGTTGCCTATACGTAAGTTAAGATTAGCCTTTCGGGGTGAAGTCCATCAACTTTCAGCAGCGTATATGGCAGCCGCTTTTTTGTTGCCTATTATATAACTTAATGCTGAAAGTTATGGCAGAATTAGTAATTCAAAACAGCAACGGCAACGATGTTACCACTTCTTTAATCGTTGCACAGGTGTTCGGTAAGAATCACAAAGATGTATTGAGAGATATTGAGAAGCTCTCATGTTCAGAAGATTTCAGGGTGCGCAATTTTGCGCATACCCCCTACACCCACCCACAGAACGGTCAAGTTTATCACTACTACGAAATGACCAAAGACGGTTTCAGTTTTCTTGTCATGGGCTACACAGGAGCAAAAGCAGGTGAGTTCAAGGAAAAATTCATTTCCGAGTTCAACAAACGGGAAATGATGCTTAAGGATGATGATTATATCCTCATGCGTTCGCAGCAAATCCTACAGAAACGGGTAGAGGCAGCAGAACAGAGAGTAAAAGCCCTTGAAGCCGACAACCAGCAAAAGGATGCCAAGATCGCAAAGCTCCAACCGAAAGCCGACTTCGCAGATGCCGCCTTCATCACCGACGACAAAGTCGATATCGGAATGGCTGCTAAAATCCTC